TGGCTTCGGTGCTAAAGACTCAATCATGGCGCTACCATGGCATTCATGTGACGCGACCAACTGGGAAATCGGACCCTGTAAATTCGGTCGCTGGAATTCTTTCGGCAAGATGAGTATCAGGGGCTCGAATCACGACCTTCGTGGCGAGGTAAGATACTATCTAGAAATAGAGAAGCAAGCACGTCTGAAATGGGCTAGCGCAATGAAGAAATTGGAGAGCCTCGAATGAAGATCTTAGTAGTGCTATCTGGCGGTATGGATTCAGCGACCTTGCTGTGGCTCTTGAAAAGTCAAGAACACCACGTCGAAGCGGTCACTATTGACTATAAGCAACGGCATATCAAAGAAATTGACTCGGCAAAGAGCTTATGTGCAATGCTAGGGGTCAAGCATGATATCATAGACCTGTCATCTATAGGGCAGTATCTGACAGGATCTAGCCAGTCAGATCTTAGCGTTGATGTCCCGCATGGCCGATATGACGAGCCATCAATGAAGCTGACGGTAGTGCCAAACCGCAATATGCTACTACTGGCAGCAGCTGGCGCAGTGGCAATAGCTCGCAAGATGGACCAAGTGGCTTACGGGGCTCACTCTGGCGACCATGCAATCTATCCTGATTGTAGACCCGCGTTCGTCGATTCTATGCGAGAGACCTTCAAGCTAGCAGACTGGCATCAGATCGATATAGCAACGCCATTCATTAACATTGATAAAGGTCGTATATGCAATCTCGGAATTGATCTTGGCGTACCCTATCACATGACATGGACCTGTTACGCTGGCGACGAATTGCCATGTCGAAAGTGTGGAGCTTGCGTCGAAAGGGCCGAGGCGTTTGCGTTTGCTAAAGCCACAGATCCATTGATAGGAACAGACTGATGTATGTAAGTAAGCGATTTCATTTCTATGCAGCCCATAGAAACGCAGAGGTAGGTGGCAAGTGTGCTAATCTGCACGGCCATGTCTATAGAGTAGAGCTATCAGTCCAGCAGCCGCGTAGTCCTGTAACTCCTAGCGTCACTATCTTATTTGAAGATCTTGATATGATAGTGGACAGAGTGAAGCATGAATTCGATCACGCGCTACTGCTTTACTATCACGACCCTGCGAAGGCTATCTTGCAGCAAGATGGCTCTGGCGCTGGAAAGATCCTGATATGCTGGCAGGAAACCAGCGCCGAGAATATAGCGTTGCTGCTATTGACTAAATTCAAGGCTTTCAATCTTAACGTGAAGAGCCTAACCTTGCATGAAACAGAATCAAGTAGTATAACCGTTACTCCTGATGATATAGAAAAGTGAGGCATTGATATGAAGACGTATCTAGTGAACGAAGTATATAAAACGATTCAAGGCGAAGGTGTCCGAGCTGGAACCGTAAATGTCTTTGTACGCTTCGCATATTGCAATATGTCTTGTGCTATGGAACCGGGGCCACGATCACCCGGTGGCTTCGACTGCGATACCGAATTCTTATCACATCGCAAGCTTTCTACTGGAGAGCTAGCACAATGGATTGTCGATGTCTCCGGCGGCTGTCGCTGGATAGTCGCGACTGGCGGAGAGCCGGGGCTTCAGCTTGATAAAGAATTCGTAGATCATATGCACGATCTTGGCTATAAGATTGCGGTAGAAACAAATGGCTCGATCAATATGGATGAGCTGAAGCTAGACTGGATCACTGTCAGCCCCAAAGTGGCAGAGCATGCTATCAGACAGAAGCTTGCCGATGAAGTTAAGTATGTCCGCGCATATGGTCAAGGTATTCCCGTACCAAGCTGCGTAGCAGAACATCAATTGATATCACCCGCATTCAATGGCTTGGAAGTCAGCAAGAAAGATATGGCATGGTGCGTTGGGCTAGTAAATGATAACCCGAAGTGGAGGCTATCAGTACAGCAGCATAAGATGTGGGGTGTACGATGATAGCACTTACTTGGGAGCAAGTTAGATATCTGCTGCAATCTGTGCCTAAGGGTTACTTGTGGGGCATACCACGCGGCGGAGCCATTATAGCTGGAATGACTGGCATGGCGGTCGATAAACCAGAAGATGCCGATATCATCGTTGATGATATCATCGTGACAGGAAAGACTAGAGATCGATATGCGCATCTTGCTAAAGATTTCTTCGCACTGATAGATAAGAACCAGCAATGCCCATTTCTACCAACGGGAAAGCTCTGGCATGATGCTGGGTGGATCGTGTTTCCGTGGGAAGCAGACGATACAGAGAAAGATATCTTAGAGACGGTAGTCCGCCAGCTTGAGCATATCGGCGAAGATCCTATGCGTGATGGCCTTATCAATACTCCGCAAAGAGTTATCAAGGCATTGCGTGAGATGACATCAGGATACGCCGAGAATACTCAAGCTATACTGGCAACTACCTTTGATGTCAGCCATGATGAAATGGTGATACTCAAGAATATATCTTTCTCTAGCCTATGCGAGCATCATATGCTTCCATTCACTGGAGAGGCTACCGTAGGCTATCTCCCCGGCGAGAGGATCGTAGGCTTATCTAAACTTGCTAGATTGGTGCATGCTCATGCTAAGAGATTGCAAGTTCAGGAACGCATGACGCAGGATATAGCATCAGATCTGATGCGTTATCTATCTCCGAAAGGTGTTGGCGTAGTAGTGAAAGCTACCCATATGTGCATGAGTTGTCGTGGTATCAAGCTATCAGGGGCTGAAATGATCACATCAGCAATGCTAGGAAAGTTTAGAGAATGCGCGGTTGCTAGGGCTGAATTCATATCTTTCGCCACGCAACGCCACACTTAAAGAGCTAAGGCTATGAAGAGACGATATACTGACAAGCAGATCATAGCATCTATCCAACGAGCCAGAGGTTTGGTATATCTTGCTGCTCAAGGCATCGGCTGTGACCCAGCAACTATACATCACCGTGCGCAGAAGAATCCGAAGATACGCGAAGCTATCGAGATCGAACGCGGTAGGGTGCTTGACTTCGCAGAGGCGAAGCTGCTGGAAGCAGTTCATGGTGGCGAAGCGTGGGCCGTCTGCTTTCTGCTAAAGACTCAAGCAAAGTCTAGGGGCTATGTAGAGCGGAGCGAGATCAAGCAAGAGTCTAGAGTAGTGGTGCTATCAGACCCGGAGGAGTTGAGTGACGCAGAACTTGCTGCTATCGCCAGAGGACGCAGCAAGCCTACTTCTAAGTAGGCGTATAGCCAAACGTAGTCTGGTAGGGTTCTCTAGCTATACCATGCCAGATTACGTTGCTGGCTGGCATCACCAGTATATCAGCGACACTATCAACGAAATGATCTACGGATCTTTACGCAGGCTGGTTATCAGCTTGCCTCCGCGCCATGGCAAGAGCGAGCTTATCAGCCGCAGATTGCCCGCATATCTGCTAGGTATCGATCCTGATACGTCTATCATCGCCGCCAGCTATTCAGCCGACCTAGCATCGCGCAATAATCGTGATGTCCAGAGGATTATCGATAGCAATAGATACAAAGCCTTATTTCCAGATACTAGGCTTAATGACTCCAACTCAAGGACTATCTCGGGCGGCTGGCTTCGCAATTCAGATCTGTTCGAAGTAGTTGGGCATAAGGGTATCTATAGATCTGCTGGAGTTGGTGGTGGCATTACGGGTATGGGTGGCAAGTGGCTTATCATTGATGACCCGGTCAAGAATCGCGAAGAGGCTGATAGCGCCACATATCGGCAATCTACGTGGGATTGGTATACAAGCACATTCAGTACGCGACAGGAAGCAGACGCGCGCATTCTGATAGTCATGACTAGATGGCACAGCGACGATCTTATCGGTAGGCTTCAAGAGCTATCAGCAAGCGACGATCGTGCCGATGCTTGGAGAGCTATCACTTTGCCCGCCATATCTCTTCAAGATCCAAGACCTAGCTACGATATCAGGGGCGAAGGCGAAGCCCTATGGCCCGCCAAGTTCGATATCGGCGAGCTTGAACGGATGCGCGCATCTATCGGCGAATATCAATGGTCAGCCCTTTACCAGCAAGATCCTAGAAGTGCTGGCGGTACAGAATGGCCTGATACGTATTTCACGAAAGATATCTGGTTCGATGACTGGCCGTCTACTATCAATCTGCGGACTATAGGCGTTGATCCAAGCAAGGGCCGTGATGGCAAGCAAGGCGACTATTCAGCTATCATATCACTCGGCAGAGATATCGACGGCACCCTATATGTAGAAGCAGATCTTGCTAGGCGGAACAGCGAGTCTATAGTTGGTCAAGTTCTGGAAAGCCAGAGGCTATTCAAGGCTGATGCCATAGCTATCGAGACGAATCAATTCCAAGAATTGCTAGCTGTGCAGATCCAAGAGCGCGCAAGGGCTTCGGGTATGCCAGTGCCGATAGTCCAGCTTATCAATACGGTCGGCAAGAATATCAGGATACGCAGGCTTGGTCCATATCTTGGACAGAAGCAGATAAGGTTCAAGAGTAATAGCCCCGGAACGAAGCTGCTAGTAGATCAGTTAAGAGACTTTCCCGTATCGCAGCATGACGATGGACCGGATAGCCTAGAGATGGCACTTCGTGTTATGATAGATATACATAACGGTCGATATGCTAAAACAGTCAAGAGGGTAGGCGTATGAACTGGTTCCAGCGAATCTTCAGCAAGCCAGAGCTATCACCTCGACAGGTCCGCGAGAATCTTGAAGAGCAAATACGTATCAATCACCTATCAAAGAAGGTCAAGATATCAGAGTCGTATGCTGATACAGACTACTGGCTATCGTCCTATGTGGATCTGCTAGCACGATATAAAGACGGCGGCGCTCTTGCGTATCCTATCACTCAGCCGTCTGACAGACGCTATGGCGGCAACTTCCCGTTCTGGTATAGCGAACAGCAGCTATCACTTATTAGAGCGCAAGCGCGTATGGTCGTAACCATGTCACCTAATGCGCAAGGCTTGCTAAATGGTTTATGCTCTTATGTCATCGGCAGTGGCTATCAATACAACGCTATACCCAAGCCCAGCAGAGATATACCTGATGCTATCATGGTCAAGGTCCAAGACGTGATTGATATCTTTATCGAGAACAACGCATGGTCTGAAATGGAACAAGAGCTCTTTACCCGCAGCCGCGAGGACGGTGAATTCTTTCTTCGCATGTTCCGACAAGAAGATGGCAGAATGATGGTTCGCGTAGTCGAGCCAGAGCAAGTGTATATGCCAGTCGGTGGCACGCTAGAAGGGTATAGCTACGGCATCAGGACAGACCCCGATGATGTATGCAATGTGATAGGCTACGCTGTTTCATATCTGGCGCAAGGCGGAGCAGAGGGTGAAAATCCTATGGCTACCGAAGAGGTTCCAGCTGATGAAATGGTGCATCTGAAAGTCAATGTCAAACGCAATATCAAGAGAGGTCTATCAGACTTTAGCTACGATACCTTGGACGCTTTCAATACGGCTACTAAGCTACGGCAGAATCTAGGCGAAGGCGCGGCCGTTCAAGCTGCTATAGCCGGAGTACGCCAGCACGATGCTAGCTCTATTGGACAAGTGGATTCGTTTGTTAATGCTAGCGCCGACTATAGCCAATACAGCCCAGTCACTCAGAAAGGTACCGAGTATCAGCAGATCAAGTCAGGCACATTCATTGATATACCGAAAGGTCTAAACTATGTCGCGCCGCCCGCAGCTGCTAATAGCTCTGGACATTTAGAAGTGCTTCAAGCTCTCTTGCGATCTGCTGGCAATAGGCACAATGCTCCCGAGTGGTTGGTATCTAGTGATGCTAGCAATAACAACTATGCCTCTAGCATGACAGCTGAGTCACCGTTCCTTCGCCATTGCAAGAGATTGCAGAAGCTATACGAACGCGCGTTCCTGATAGTGATAAAAGCAGCCATCCAGAATGCTGCTGATGCTGGAAAGCTTCCCAGCAATATCTTGAAGTATGTTGATATCGTTGCTACGGCTCCACAGCTGGAAGTTCAAGATCTATCAGGCGCTGCTAACGCAAACCAGACTTATGTAAGTCTTGGTATCAAGTCACGCCAGACCGTAGCACAAGAGCTAGGTCTAGACTGGGACACCGAGATTACGAATCAGCAAGAATATGCCGAGCAACTTGGAGCATCGCCAAGTCTATCAGACAGCGAAGATCAGCAATCACAAGGGCCAGCCGATATATCAGTTGATGAAGAGACCGATCTCTCGCGTACTATGAAGTTGTGAGTAATTGACATAGTGATATTGACACTCGCCCCTAGGGGTCAGCATGAATCATGTATCAAGTATAATTAGTGCAAAGACTGGTATCTCTAGAGTACAGTCTTTAGTTAGGTCTGATATAGCTGCTGATGGTATAGATAAGAAGACGGCTGTGATATGGCGAAAGATAAGGGCATTGCTATCTGCTAGCCCTATGAATCCTGATGCGCAAAGACAGCTAACTATTCTGCTTACTGATATCAACCGCGTTGCGTTTGATGGAATTAGAGATGCCTTGCGTTCAGAAGTGCGCAGCTCGAGGCTTCGGACAGCATCAGATCTAGTCAAGGCGGTGCCAGTTGAATATCTATCTCTGGCTGTAGCTGGAAAGCGTACCGATGCTAGCGCGAGGATCATTCTGCCGTCATCGATTAGCGAGGGCCGTAGAGCTACTCCAGCAGAGCGAGAGCAAATAGAAGCCATGCTGCTTCCTGCCGAAGACGAAGATGAAGTAGATAGAATCGTATATCAGCCGGTCGGCGGTATCACTTGGCAGCAGCGTATGGCAGGACAAACATCTCTTGCGCCGCCGCCAGCAGTTGCTGCGCAAGTAGCTATGGCTATGCTTCAAGGCGAATCAGTAGATCAATTGACAGCTAGACTTGAGCCAATAGTCCAAGGTGTTAGAACTTCTGCGCGGAGGATAGCTAGGACAGAAATGATGCGTGCTTCGAATGAAGCGACTATAGACATGTATGAAGCTCTAGGACCAATGGTGATCGGATATCAGATTCACGCAATTCTAGACTGGAGAGTGCGCCCACATCATGCTGCTAGACATGGTACTATCTACTATCGCAATCCTAAGCCCGGTCAGCCTTCAATGACTAATATGCCTCGCCCCCCTATCGAGGAAGATGGCTCTATAGCATATAACTGTCGATGTACGCTATCAGCTGTATTCATGCCAGCAAAACATATCGAGGACGACCCAGCACTTAAGGCGCTGTTCGTTGCTAAAGATGGCGATCTGATACCAGACCCGCGCACCTATGATAGATGGTTTGCTAGCGCAAGTGAGCAAGAGCGTAGATGGGCAGTTGGTTCCAGACGATTGCAAGCAGCTGCTAGAAAGCTAGAGCCGGGAGAGACTTTGCAATGGTCGCATGTAGTCAATCCTAGCACTGGAACGCTGCTGCCACATCAAGCTATCTCTGCCGAGCAGCCAGCAATCAGAGCTGAAAGAATCCAGCAAGTTAATAGCGTGATAGCACAGCGTGCTGAATTGCATCGCAAGGTGATGGTCTATGGCTATCTCCCGCCAGAGCCAGAGCAGCCGATGCCGAAAGCTATCATCTTGAAGCCTAAGCCCCCGAAGCCCTATAGGATCGGCAGAAAGCCCCCTAGATTACCCGCCACCGCGCGCAAGCCGTCAAGGCTGATAGCTATGATCCGAGCGAAGATCGCCGCCAGAAAGCGCAAGCGGGAAGATGATAAGCGAAAGAGGTCTTGACAATGCTTTGTCGCATACTCTATAGATAGATACATGGCACACAAAGCCTTTACTATCACAGAAGCATCAGATCACGAACGCGGCGTAGTAGTCGATCGTGACAAAGGCATCATTCGTGATGTCAAGATACTTGGCTTAGTATCAGAGAATAACCGAAGATATCTCCCTGAAGCAGTTAAGTCAGCCAAGCATCTATACGAAGGCATTAAAGTAAATATCAATCACCCTGATTCAAGCAACGATCAACGGAGCGCAGAAGATAGGTTTGGAAAGCTTATCAATGTATACTTCGTCGAGGGCGAAGGCTTATACGGCGATCTGATGTTCCTGAAATCGCACCCTATGGCAGAGCGCGTATGCGAAGCTGCCGAGCGCATGACTGATGTATTCGGTCTATCGCATAATGCGCAAGGTGACGGGGTTGATGATAAAGACGGCTGCTTCGTGATCAATGAAATCGTCAGCGTGCGGCATGTCGATCTGGTATCAGATCCTGCCACGACCAAGAGCTTGAGCGAGGCTGTCAATATGGAAAAGAAATCTATCAAAGAAGAGTCTAGAGACCCAGCCATGAAAGATATCGAAAACATCGATAGCTTTCTTTCTAAAGCAAACGCATCTATCAAAAGTCTATTGAACAATGGTATTGGAGATAAAACGGAAAGCTCCGTAAAGGCTATTCAAACGATTATTGATAAAGCTAAAGCCTCATTGCGAGCAGTAAGAAATAGCAATCTTTCTGAAGCTATCAAAACAAAGGAGTCTGATATGCCTTACGATAAAGAGATGCCAGAGGAAGAGAAAGATATCAAGCCAGTAAATGAACGCAAAGATGATATGGAAGGCGCAATAAGAGCAGCATTCTCTTCAATAGACGATATGGCGGGTCTGATTCCACAGCTGGCTAATGACCTAAGAGCCATTGTAAAAGTTAATCCTAAAGCAGATCGATTTCTTGCACCTGCTTTCTCTTCTATGCAATCTATCAGAAGTCTTTGTGACAAAGTAAAGCAGACTGTCCAGAAGATTTACGATACATTAGAGTCTGATTCGTCAGATATGGAAGGCGATGATACCTTGGACGAGAAGCCTGTCAAAGAAGAGATCGACTCTAGTGATGTTGACGATGCTTTCATGATTGCTGCGAATCTTAGTAATCACTCGTTGAAACTGATTTCATTGCTCAAGGGCATGAAATCAGAAGATGCCTCGCTATTTTCAAGATATATCGCCGATGGTGATGTGAAGGCTACTAGGGCGTATACTGATCTTAAGGCGCTAGCAGATAAACTTAAGAAGTTAGCCAGCCAGCTTGAATCTAAAGACGGCATGGAAGCAGACGAAGTTGATATCTTTGACGAAGAGCCGTCCGAAGAAGTAGAGCCTGATATGGAAGAGGAAGAGCTTGATAAGAAAGTACCTATGGAAAGCAAGCGTATTGTTAAGCTCTGCCATGCTAATGGTATCAAGCCAACCAAGGGCTTGCTTGAAGATTTCAAGGGCTTATCACTTGCTTCTATCAAGCGACATATTGGTCGGCTGAAGCTTGCTAGGCAATCACGCGCCCCGCGTTCTAGCGCACCTGCTAGCAGCGAGATCAGTGAAAGCAAGATTCCAACCGATGTGTTTAGCTGGCTCCGTAGCTAACGAAAGAGGTGATATATGTCTAGTACGTTTGGCGGTAGCAGATTCGTAGTGCCCGGAACTCCTAACACCACAGTGCTTCCTGTTGCTGCCGGTGGGGTAGTCACTATCGGTGACTTGCTTTACTGGACAGGGAGCTATGCCGCGCCTCTTTCTGCTATCGTAGGATCTGGCACAGCAGTGCTTGATCAAGCAACGGTAGCAGCAGCCTTTATCGGGGTAGCCCAGCAGTCGCGAATTGCTGCACAGACTACCACTGGATATCCTGACTTTCCGATCAATGGCATCGTGATCGGTACGGATGTAATCTACGAAGCATCTTGTGCTTCTGCTACATTCGAATGCGGCGATCTTGTCGGAGCTGTATCGGCAGCAGCCGGAGCAGCTGGCGATATCAGCGACCAGTCTGTCGTAGCAGTTGCGCAAGAGAATCTTGCTATCGGCTATGTGATTCAAAAGTATAGCAGCGCGACTACGCTTGTGCGTATCAGGCTGCTAGGAAAGAATCAGGTTGCTTTCGCTAATCCTAACACGCGAGCTGTTGGTCAGTCGCAGATTGCTGGACCGGGAGTCTTAGCAGCTGGAGCGGGCACTACGCTTACAGTTGCTAGCCCTTCAATCCAAGTTGGAACGCCAACTAGCACACAGATAGTAACTCTACCTGCTGTAGCATCCAGCAAGGGCTTGATATTCTATGTGGTTAATCAAGCAGCAGCAACTCATGCTTATACGGTGAAGAATGCTGGAGCTACCACGATTGGTTCAGTAGCAGCAACCAAGACAGGAATCTTCTTCTGTGATGGAACTGCTTGGTATGCCACTATCGGTGCTTAATAAGGAGCTATCATGATTAGCACAATCAAGATGCGTAGCCTCTACGAATCTCGCGTAAAGCAGCAGAATGGTCGGTTTCGCTTTCTCACAGAGCTTAAGAACGGCTTAGGCTTATGTGATAAAGACGGGAACGACTATAAAGATATGGCAGGCAATCGCGTGCTAAAGGACGCGCAGATCCGTGCGCAAGACTTTAGCCTCGCCGAGCTTTGTGAAGCTATCGTAGGGCCAGCATGGAAGAATTACTTCAGCCCTGATAGCAATGAACTTGGGAAGTATACAGTAGCTCGCTCTTTAGTATCTTCAGCAGGTGATAGCAGAGCTCTGATTGAATCTACGGGCGTGGGCGTCGATCCTACTGCTTTCTTGAATATCAATACCTTTACGAGCGTTGTAGGCGGTCTGGTAGAGGTTAAGATCCTCGAGGCTTTCAAGAATCCGGCCTTTATCGGCGATACGCTCTGTCCCGCAGAGCCGACTAAGCTGAACGGCCAGAAGATTATTGGCGTTAACCGATTAGGTGACCGCGCCAAGAAGCGACTGCCCGGAGAAAGCCACACTAGGGCGCAGTTTAACGAGCGATGGGTCCAAACGCCCGAGACGCGGGAAAACGCGCTCGCGGTAGATGTTTTCAAAGAAACAGTATTCTTTGACCTAACTGGCGATCTGATGAATGTCGCCAGCTCGGTTGGAGAGGAACTTGGCTATCGCCGCGAGCTTGAAATCCTCGGGCTGGTGGTCGGAGCTAGCAATAGCTTCAACTACAACGGCGTAGCATACAACACCTATAGCACTTCGTTGAATGCTCTGGGTTACTTCAATGACTTTAGCAATCAACTTACAGACTGGACAGCTATTCAAGCTGACATGCTGAAGTTTGCTAGAATGCAGGACCCCGGCACTGGCAAGCGTATCTTGACAGTACCGAATACTATCTTGGTTAATCCAGCTAAGGTTGCGACTGCTAACCTTATCATCAATGCTACCTCGACAGAGCGCCGAACGGGTGCAGGTGCTACGACTCCGCAGACGACTAGCAATCCTCTGAATGTATCGGTAACTGGTAGCAATCCATACTCAGGCCAGTTCACTTTGCTATCAAGCCCTCTCTTGGAGCAGGTTTGCACAGCTGCTGCTGCTGATGGTGGTCTTGCTCTTAGCCAAACTGATGCCGATGAGTATTGGTGGATGTTTGAAGCTGGCAAGAGCTTCAAGTACATGCAGAACTATCCACTCTCCGTATCGCAAGCTGCTCCCAACCAGTACGATATGCTTGACAGGGGTATCGTAGCTAGCTACTTTGCTAACGAACGCGGTATTCCATCAGTCTGGTCACCATGGCATATCGTCCGCAACAAGGTGTGATATGAGTAAGGTCAAGAGTGATATCAGCGCAGAGCCTGCCAAGACGCAGGCTCTGTCCGTCTATAAAGTGTCATATCAGTATGTTCCAGCTTCATTCATTGAAGCATGGAACGAGCAAGATGCTGCTGCTAAGTATAGAGATCGATATGATCTTTCTCCGTTCCGAGATGTGAAGGTGGAGAAAACGAATGGCAGCGACTGACGACCTAGGCGTAGCTATCAATCAAGTCTGTGCTATCATCAAAGATATCACAGCTAATCCGAAGCCAGACTATTCAGTCAATGGTCAATCTATATCGTGGGCTAGCTATCTCTCAATGCTGACAGAGCAAGTTAGCAAGCTTCAGCAAGCACAACAATCTCTTGCTGGGCCGTACCAGCGTATATCGAGGATGAGGCCATGAATACCGCCATTATCTCCACGACTGGCAATGCTAGCACTGTGGTGATTACTGCTGTAGCTGGAAAGCGTATCAGGGTATTGGCATATACTCTTAGCTCTTCTACTGCTGCGGAAGTGCAATGGTTTTCAGCTGCGACAGCAATTAGTGGCAAGATGCATACGGGCGCTAATGGCAATATAGCTATTCATCTTGGCGATAACTGGCCATCGGGTGGATTGCCCGTACTTCAGACAGCTGCTAGCGAGGACCTTATCTTGACGACCACCAATACAGCTGGAATCGTCGGCGGTCACCTGACCTATGTAATGGTAGCAGTCTAATGGCTAACATATCAGTCGGAATTGCTCAAGCACTTTCTGATCTCGCCGGTGGCGGCACTAATGGCGGATTGAGTCAAGAGCAAGCAGCAAGATTCTTGTCTGCCGCCGCGTTGCTAGTTAACCGTCATAAAGTCATGTTAAGCAAACCTGTAGTGGCTATCCGCACGCGGAATGGTGGCAGACGCGTGATAGGACGATCAAGCCCCGGAGAGTATCCAAGAGCAGACACTGGAATGCTTCGCAATGCTATTGCAATTGATTCGAAAACGACTCTTGAAGAAGTCATGCGAACGGCTCACATCAAGATAGGAATTCGCAGGCGCGCATGGTATGGCGCGTATTTGGAAGTCGTTTATCAGCGACTAGGTCTATCGCATACGCTTAGAAATATGCTGCCACAGTTGCAAGCCATTGCTGGAATGCCTTTACGATTCATTACCACGCAACTTATGAGGGATTGAGATGGCGATATTCAATAAGTTCAATTGCTTCGTATTGGATCTTGGCAGCAAGTTCCATGCTCTAGCAACCGATACATTGACGATAGCATTGAGTGATACGGCGCCAGTTGCTACCAATACGCTGATAGCTAATATCACGCAGATCACTTATACGAATATATCATCTAGAACAGTTACGACCACAAGCTTTCTACAAAGTAGCGGCACTGCCAAGTTGATATGTGCAGATCTAGTTTTGACCGCGTCTGGCGCGGTTGGACCATTTCGCTATGTGGTGCTATATAACTCTTCAACCACAGCAGCAACTGGCCCTCTTATCGGCTGGTATGACTATGGCAGCTCGATCTCGCTAGCAACTAGCGAAACTTTTACGATTGACTTTGACCAGTCTAATGGTGTACTTACAATTGCTTAACTTTATATCTCATGAGGTATTTCTCTATGCTTATGTTACTCTTGCTTGCTACGGAGCCATTAGCTTGCCAGAACGGCCAGTGCGCAAGACCTGCTGCTGCCAAGGTAGCAGTATCAAGCAAGCCTGTTGTATCTGCTGGAAAGCGTGTGCCTGTCCTAAAGTTCGGTAGCAAGATCCGTAAGAAGTGACATAAGGTGATATAGCATGGCAGAGATTGATGTAGGCAATGGCAATCAGTTTGATGCTGCTAATGGTGGTGTCACTCAAGATGAGCACGACAATACCATTGCTATCACCATAGAGATGCGCGAGACCGAAGTATATCAGTATCAGGTCAATATCAATAACTATCAGGCAGCTTTAGATAGCATGCCGAAAGAGCCATGGCCGCAGCGTCTCTTGCCATATCGTGGTATGGCAAGAGATCAATTGGCAGCAGCCATTGAAGACGATGACGATCTAATGCTAGCAAGCCAGTTGGCCTTGCGAGATGAAGTCAGATTTCGGTTGCGAACAGAGAAGATGGAACAAGCCAAGAGCAAGATGCTGCTTGATAGTATCATGCTATCAGTTCCAGACCAACAAGTGCTACGCGCAAGAATCTTAAGAAATAAAGAGGCAAAGAAAAACACACCTGCTGGATAATGTTATATGGCAGCAGTTGGAATAACCTTTTCTGCCACACCGTATATATGTGTCTTTCCATTCGTATCAGGAACTGGCTTTGGCACTAAATGGGCTAATCCAGCAGTACTAGCAAACCTACCTCTGATAACACTTTCTTTTAATAGCGATACAGTTATAGCTGTAGGCAATAGCTTATCACCATTCTTTCATGCGTGGGCATTCTCTGATAGCACTGGCTTCGGAACTAAATATGCCGCACCTTCTACGGTAGCTACCAATCCGTCATATGTATCAATCGGAGAGAATGCTGTATCGTTTGCCAATGGAGGCAGTCAGGCTAGAGCGTATGGCTGGTCGTCTTCTGGTTTCGGTACATTGTTTACCCCTAACGGCTTGCCTACTAGCGGAACAGCATTAACGTCTCTACCTTTGAATAATAAAGTCGTGTTCGGATATCAAGGTGCGTCATCAATTCTAGTGGCACAAACGTTTGATAAAACTACTGGCTTTGACCCATTAGGCACTCAATATACCACTAGCCCCGCCGCACCGGGGTCTCCGTTTGCTATGCAAATATCTAATGCAGGTACCTTAGCTACTGGAACCCTTAGCATCCCAACGATCTTTGCTGTGCCTTATGACCAGAATGCTATCGGTAACCCGTTTGGAACCAACTATGCCGCACCTGCTACTAGACCATTAGTTGGAACTAACCTTGGCGTAGGGTGGAGGAGTGATAGCTCTGCCATTATGTCATCGGGTGGTACCAGCCCCTATATTGCGGCACATGCCTTTACCACTGCCTCTGGTTTCGGGACTAAATTTAGCAATCCAGCATCTCTTCCGACAGCTGCTAGCGTGGGCGGCCATGCAGACGGAACAGATTGCGCGGTTGTATCTAGCACTAGAGTCGTATCAGCATACCCACTAGGGACTACCAGTTTCGGAACTAAATATAGCGTTCCCGTGGGCATACCTGCTAGTGGCACAGCAGGTTCTATCAGATTTCGTAGGTTCGTAAATAGCTATAGCCTAACTGCTGATACAAGAACTTATACGGTATCTGGTATAGCTGCTGGATTGCTGCGCGGACGAAAGATAGCAGCTTCGCAAGCATCATATACGCTTACTGGCAATGCTGCTACGCTAACGAAAACTGGAGTCACTGGCTATAGCATAACTGCTAGCACTGGATCATTTACGTTATCAGGCGTAGCTACTGGATTGCTTGTCGGTAGAAAGATAGCAGCTTCGCAGGTTTCGTATACGCTTACTGGTCAAGCTGCTGGATTGCTATACGGGCGAAAGCTTACAGCTAGCCAAGCATCATATTCAGTTACTGGTATAGCTACTGGTTTGTTATTCGGCAGAAAGCTACCAGCCTCGCAAGCATCTTACTTGCTTACTGGCTCTGCTGCTGGCTTGCTAGCTGGTAGAAAGCTTGCGGTATCGCAGGCTTCATTCATATTGACCGGCTTATCAGCTGGAGCGCTGGCTGGTAGAAAGATAGCAGCTACTAGCGTTGCCTATGTCTGGTCTGGTTTCCCAGCAGATTTCACCAAGACTACTGCCAACTCTATCGTTGCTGCTACTGGCCATTTCGCAGAGACTGGCAACGATATCAATCTGCTAGCAGGTAGGGCAATCCAGTCGAGCAGCGCATCATTCACGGTTACTGGCATATCGGCTAACACCTTGGCTAATCGAAAGCTGTCAGGGGCTGTCCAGAGCTATGTGATTTCGGCTTTCAGCGCCGGGTTGATTTCTGGCCGCCGCATTTCGATCGTGGCTGGATCTTATCAGCTAACCGGGCTTTCTGTCGGTCTAGGGCTTGCGCGCGCCATAGGGGCTTCTGCGGGGCTTTATAGCTTAGTGGGCCGATCTGCCAGTTTGATATCGGGTAGGCGTCTAATATCTGATGTCCGGTCATACTTGCTGACTGGTACAAGCATCAATCTTACGAAATCGTTTATCATATCTATCGGTTCTGGGTCGTTTGCTTTAGTCGGTCGTTCTGCTTCTATCTATACTTCGCGCTTGCTAGCTGCGAATTCAGTCGCGTTCGAGATTTCTTTCCAAGATGCTGGCTTGCTAGCTGGAAAGCTGGTATCCGCAGCAACTTCAAGCTTCGTGCTTCAGGTTTATCCAGTCGATCTAATCAGTGGCAATCGTGCTATAGTTTTAGATACAGGCATCTTCTCTGCGATATATTATGCTGCGAATCTGACAGGGCCATTGCCGCCGATTATCGATTCGATCACTTTGGGCGTAAGCGTGATAGAGCCCATAGAGCTAGGCGAGCGCGTGATATCTTCTGTGGTTCCGATTTCTGGATCTGGCCATTGCTTAGTTTCGGCTGCTATCAAGTCTAGGGGTTCATGATGTCATCTTATTATGTAAACGATACTATCAGGATATCGGCAACTTTTAGAAGTGACCAGAATGCGTTGATTGACCCAGATACCGTATCAATCACTATCACGCAGAGCAGCGTAAGCACGACTTATATCTACGGAGTTGGCGATGCTATCGTCAGGCCGACAATAGGCTACTACTACATCAACTATTTGCTGCTTGCTGCTGGAGAGCTTTCTTATGAGTGGGACGGCACCAATGCCACCACGATTGCTAGATCTGGCGGCTTTACCGTATTACAGTCTAGAGCGTTGCCTAGCAGTTTCTGGACACCTGCGAATGACCATCTAGTGTTTGACAATCTAGAGACCGTCTTGATTACTACCCTTGCTGGCGTGACTTCGACCGTTCTGCGAGTGTTTAGATTGCCTGCCAATCTAGACACTGGAGGAGCCGGAGCATTGACCGCGTATGGTACAACGACCCAGTGGAACATGTGGATTCAAGAATGTCCTATTGCGCCTGAGATCAACGCTCTAATCACTGACGCATACGGGCGCAAGTACCGTATTGATTCAGTGGTACAAAGTGTGGTACAAAACATGTGGGAGATCAATTCAACCGCTGACGCAGGAAACGCGCTGTGAGTATTTACTGGGAGATCCTGATGAGCGTCAAACAGCGCCTTACCGGCGTCATGGGTGACAATCATATCAAGGTCCGCAAGAGGGCTATCTACCTTGAAACCGACACCCTCCCCACGATTATCATCTCGCCAGCAGCAGAGAAGATTGACCTCGAGACATTTAGCCGACAAGTAGCTTACTCGTATACGGTGCAAGTGACTCTAGTCCAAGCAGGCAACCGCTTATTCGAGCAAGACGTGCGCGACTGGCTCCTGCTAAGGCAGCAGATAAGGCAAGCTCTGTATCAGCCAACGTTGCCTGATATTGAAAACATCATCGGCATGGAATTGGACATGCAACCCGCATTTGAATCCGTAACTGGCAATACATCAAACTACGATGTTTCTGGCATGAGCGTCACCTACCAAGTTTTAGAGGAGCGCACGACATGAGCGTAGACATCAGTGGAGTCGTTGGAGAGATCAATTGGTCGCAATCCAAAACCAATAGTGCTTTCGTCAAAACCAAACAAGGACCGGACAAACTTACGGCATCTCTAGCGCCCAGTACCACTACATTTAATCGCATATACGCGGTCTCGGGCACCCTTGCTGCATCAGCAAGCGTCACTATTGACTTGCAAGGCGTCACGGACTACCTTGCTCAGTCTCTGACGCTGACGGGCATCATAGCAATCATGATGAAGGCGACAACAACGGACATGATCTACTCACCCGGTGCCACTAACGGGCTGACGTGGTTTCTGGGCGGCACTACGCCAACCCTGACGGTAAAGGCTGGCGGCTTCTTTCTGGTCGGTGATGGCTCTGCATTTACGATATCTGGCTCGGCAAAAACTATTAAAATCACCAACGCAAGTGGTGCGGCTTCGGGGTCCTATGAATTAGCTCTTATTGGAGGACAGTAATATGCCTTTCTACTCGGGAAAGCTAGGGTCGATTTCTGTTGGCGGCACAACGCAACCATTGACCGATTGGTCAGCCGACATGAAGATGGAAGTTGTCGAAACGACCAACTTTGGTTCTGGTGGTGTAGCGACCAACGAGGCGGGAATCGCGTCGATTGAAATCTCAGCTAACGGTCCATACGATGGAAGCGCAGGCGGGTCGCCCGGAGACAGTGCGATTTTCATCTTGTCAACATCGTCTGCTGTTGGCGCGCCAGCTTTCACCGTTACAGCTCGCATATCGTCAATCAAGATTGACCAGAGCGTAAAGGACGTTGCCAAGATTAGCTACTCTGCTACCTCCAACGGTTCGTTTACGGTTGCGCCATAATGGCGTTCTTCGTCGGCAAACGCGCAGCCGTTGTTATCTATTCAGAGGATAGCAACGTTGCGCAAATTGGCAATATGACGGAGTGGACCCTTTCCGTTGACGGCGAGCGCGTCGATATCAGCGACTACGACTCCCGAACGTACAGAGGCGTAGTCGGCATGCGTACTGCGACTGTGACCATGCGCGGTCCGTATCCGACTAGGACAGACGTAATCGGTCTGGGTAACTCAGTCGGGTATTCCATCATGCCCGGACACATTATCAGAGTCTTTCTGTATCTTGATGAGACTGAAACAATATGCCCTCCGTACCAGCTACAGGTACTGATAGATAAGATGGACCTAACGACTGATGTTAAAGGTGTCGTACAATGTACCATCAGTGCGGTATGTATCGGCAACTTTACTGATGCGACCAGCACAGATATGAATACCGAACCATTTACATTCTGAGGTACACATGAGCGGTGGAACAGTTAGTCAAAGTCTTGGCGGTCAATCGTCTCCGATCCTTGTGACGATTGGTGGAAAGCAATATAAGTTTTCGCTGCTGACGCAAAAGTCAAAGTCAGCCTTGGAGCGCATTATTCAAGACCGGGTGCGCAATGAATTAGCCGTCAGCAAGCAAGACATGAGCGACGAAGAATACCGGCTCGCATACGGTGCCTACATGGACAGAATCAGCTCCGGTGCGTTTTCGTTTGGCGGTGTAATATGTCGCACTTTTCTAACTTCAAGCTCCGGGCTTGAGGCTCTATTGCGAGTATTGGCAAACATTCCGGCTGAAGACGCAAGCTCAATGCTGATGGAACACGCGGAGGAGGTCGGACAAATTATTGGACAGGTGTTCGCGGAGTCTTTCCCCAAAGCCCGGACGAGGAACACGGAGCCTCTTCTGGGCGAAGAGGTATCCGCGTAATCAATCCGCTGGCCATATTTGCTAGCTTGACAGACGAGCCGTATCTTCTGAGTATTGACCAGATTGGTGACTTGACGGACTACCAGATCTGGCGTATTTACGGTAAGGACAGAGACGAGAACGGAAGGGCCAAACCGATACCCGGCTCGTTTGGACCAAGCCAGCGCGAGACGCATCTAGTCGATGAAAAGTGTCAGTTTATCAATATGGGTCTGGCGTTAGGAATAAGACTAGAAGAACTGGAAAATTCTTGGAGAGCAAAACATGGCGGGAGGGGTTGACATATCTGCCGCCGGAGGAAGCCCACCCGCATCAGGCGGGCTAAAGCCATTAGTCGCCGCACTAGACAAATATCAGCAGCAACTTAGTGCCGTCTCCCGCGCACTCGAGGAAGCAGCCGCATTAGCCGGGTCAACTACGACCAGTAGTGCGGCTCCAGTCACTACGATTGTGCAGAAAGCCCAGCCCCCGTCTGTGCCATTGCCTCAGCCGAAAGCAGATCAACGATACAACCCAGACCTAGATTACGCCCTCGGCATCGGACCGAAACCGGAGCCACCCGCGCCGATTGCTGCTCCAGTGCTACCGGAGCCACCCGCGCCGATTGCTGCTCCAGTGCTACCAGCTGCTCCTATGGCGCCGCAACTGCCGCAACCCGTGCTTCCAGCTGCTCCTATAGCTGCTGCTCCCACAGAGGCAAAAACAGCGCCTTCTAAAGATGAATCGAAAGCCGATCCACTTAAGGACGTGATGGACCAGTTTGGGGACGTTTTTGCAGGTATTGGAGCCGAGTTAAAAACAGCATTAACGAGTCTTTCGGGCATATTCAACACAATTGGCGTAGAGGCAAAACTGCTTGCTATTGCTGCCGAATCTGTAGCAATCGCACTTGAGCCAGTAGAAGACGTATTTGCCGCACTTTCCGATGCCGTCCGTCCAATTGCAGAGGCGTTTAAGGTGCTGCTCAGTGTCGCACTAGCCCCTATTGTGGGCGTGCTTAAAGTGTTTGGAAGCTTGCTCAAGTTGCTTACGTCAATCTTGAAGCCAGTCATTGCCATTGTTAATGGCTTTGGCATGATTGTAGACGCAATTGCAGAGGTGATAGAATCCGTTGGAACACCAATGGAAATTGTCGCCATTCAAATAGAAATGATCGCCGAGGTGTTTGCGTCAATTTTCGGCAACGTGGCTACAATTGCCAAGTCTATGAAAGCCCCACAGGTCGCAATCCAAGACGCATTCAAAAACGTCAAGTCTACTATTGCGGATCTGCTGGTCAATCCTATGGGGGCTATTCCCGACCTGATGGGTCGGATTCGCGAAGCTATCGAAACTTTCAACCCCGGTGCCATGATTGAGTTTGACTTGGCGATGCGCGACCTGATGGCCGTTTTTGGCGAAGCCCTCCTCCCAGTAGTTAAAATTGTTACGGGTGTTATCCGTAAGTTTGCGGACACGCTCCGACCAATCTTGCAAAAACTAGAGCCGGTGTTTTTGAAGCTTGCTGATACAATCGGCAATTTCCTGCTGATGAATATCGACAAGTTTGCGGACGCTATTAAGAATATGATACCGCTGCTTGAAATGTACATGAATCGTATGCAAATGTCGCTTCAATTTCAAAAAGAAAAACAAGAAAAAGCAACAATGAAAGCCGACCCATTGTCTGAGACACTTAAGCGCGCAGCAACGGCAATGGCTCCACAAAGAGGCATGCTTGGCGGCACGTTTGATCGGCGAAACGAGGCCGTGAGAATTGAGTGGGATATCAAAGTTCCGATGATGAAAGAGATTGACGCGCTAAAGAAGCAAGGCTTAGGAGAAGAAAGCCCCGAGATTAAAAAACGAATGGCCGAGCTTGAAGCACTTGGAAAGCTCCAAGATAAGATGTTCAACGACCCTGCATCAAACAAACGCGCAGAATTCTTAAAAGCAGTTCCGGCAGAAGAGGCGTCGAAAGATGCCAAGTACATGGAGGCTAAAAACAAGGCGGATATAGCTGCTGCCACTTTGGAAACCAAGGCTAAGGCTGGAGTTAAGCCTTCTGATCTCGGTCCAGCAATGAAAGACTTAGCCGACTCGTTAGATGGTCTAGATAACGAAATGACACGAATGGTGGCGGCACAAGCTGGAAAGGGCTCCGCGCAAGGTCTTGCGGCCGCACAGAATCCAGCCTTCAAGTCTATCGCCGACCTGTCACGCGACACGATCCTAAAAGCATTTACAGCCACTAGCAGTCAAGCTCAAATGAAGGAACAGCAAAACAAGAAAGCCGTAGACAACGTGGCTAATCTTCCGAACATAATCCTCCAAGGCGTCCAAGCCGGTATGAAGGCCGCAATGGATATACAGAACGGCGTAGCACCTCCGGCTCCAGCAGCTCCGGCTCTCCCAGCACCAGCAGTCGCAAGGTAATAGCAATGCCACCATTAGAAAACATCAATGCGGCTACAGAACGAATTGCCAGCAGGTCTGTCAGCAATGCTGGCTTTAGCTTGACCGAAGGCGCGCGGGCTTCGATGAAATTGATTGTGACCGAGAATAAACTAGAGTCAGCAATCAAAGAGGCAATGGGTTCAGCCAAGCCACTAAAGGCTGGTATCGAGCGCAAGCTACCAGTTGCGCATCCACACTGGCAATGGCTGTTTTGCGAACGCATTAGTAACATTGAAGGCGTGGAATTCGATAGTAAAATCGACGTAGGGGAAGAAGACGCGTTTTTCGACGTGCAACTTGAAGCTCCGCCGCTAGCCTACTATGCACGATATAAACGATATGAACTGTCGGTAGACTTTACTTCGAGGCCTTACGCCTTGCTGCCGGACACATCAATAAAGAAATTCAACGTGACATGGACGAATGAGCTTGGAGCGGTTGAAAGCAAAGACTTTAACGAAGAATACTTACGCTACACTGAGTACAGGCGAATGCCTTCAAGCGAATTCTTGACTGCCGAAAACGGACAAATGATATGGAAGATGGACAACAACCCCGTGGCACCTCCAACCGTAGCATTGCAGAATGCTGCGGTAGCTGGCGGGCAATTGCGCATGCTGATTAGGTCAGCTCAAATTGAGTATAAGTTTTACGAGGTGCCGTATACATTCATCACTAGCGCAAAGTCGTTTATTGCACGGGCCACTGGGCACGTCAATATGATTGACTGGAACGACCACAAGGCCGGGTCGCTGCTAATGCTAGGCGCCTCAGTCGATAAGGTGTATTCGCCATTATTTCCAGAGTGGATCGAAACAGACGCCGAGGCGCTAGTCCCAAGCCAGCAGAAGTTATGCGATATCACTTTCAATATGCTAGAACGAAATGAGGCGCCAGCTATTGCATACGCGGGAGTCACAGGTAATGACGTGGCATACGGACATAACCTGCTGTTTAATCCGCAGACATCAAAGTGGTACTATGCTGTAAATAACAATACGGGCAAGCCAACGTATCCAGCATTTCCATTCCAGCTTCTCTTTGCTAACCCGGACCAATAACATGAAGCTCGTATCAGGCGATCCTAAAACAGTTGTCACCACAATACCCGGTGGATACTCAGTGCGTTATGTGCCTGAGGAGCAGATTCATGTGAAAATTGATTCAATGTTCACAATAGGGGCGTTGCCATTCTACACATGGTCAGAAGTGCGACCAGTGCTTAATGGCAATGGATACGAGGTTCTTGATGGTGGACGCAAAGGAACAACGACCGCAAACTACGCCTCTGAAATCAGCAGTTCAGCGGATGTGCCAATAAACACCATTGTTGTAATTTACAAACGAGGCATTGTTAACACTACATCTCTAGGTGCAGGAGGCGGCGTAGTTTGCTTGTATGAATTCATAGCAAGTGCCATAGGTAGTGGAGGAGGAGCAGTTAGTAGCGTTCAATGCGTAGGTAATATCCTCTACGTGACCTACGGGTGACCTATGCCAACGACAGTGCCGTTTACATGCTACAATTTTCCCGGCTCTCAAGGCGAGACGGCGTTGCCAAAACCTTGGCCATGTTGCGGCTGGGCTAACCCTCCAGCCTCGTTATCTGGCACATACCGATGTACATCTACTCCAACGTTTCTGTGCGGAGGAGCCCCGACTACAACGACCGCGTTTACTTTGCTACGAAATAATCTGTGCGGAGCCGTGTATTTGTACAACGCCGTTGGCATCAACTTCTACATTAACATCACGCTATCACTTTGCACTGAGCCAACAGGGGCGATTGTTGGGAGCATTGGAAGCCCCGGCCCCGGAATATGGACGCCCGATTCTACAGGCAACGGCTGCTCGTTTGTTGGTGGCGTGTACAATTTCGTTCTTGGCGGTACGCTCCAGAATGGCGGGCAAGTACTGAGGATTGACTTTAACACGGTGACCATGTGAATGGATTTACGGCTAACGCAATAGTGCCCGCAGACTGTTACCAGAAAGTAACGGCGGGTAGCGCGTTTCCTTCTGTCTCAATGCACGTTCTAATCCAGAGCCGAGAGGCAACAATGCCTGTTGATGATCAGTCTGGGTATTGCGGCAATGTAATGATTCCCAAGTATTCTACAGCCGCAGACTCTATGGACGCGGTTTCTTATGGACTAGATAATGGCGGCGTCTCAATCTCTTCATCGCTTAAGTTTGACTTGGCTGACGTATCAACTTGGAACGCAGTCACTATTGCTCCGTATCCAAGTCAGCCTTCATACACGGTCAAGTTTTACGGACCACGATTCAAGTCTCCCTTGACATACATTCGCTTGACTAAGCGAGATCAAGTAATTTCTCCGTTTGAGAGCCTTAGCACTGTCAACTGGGTGGACGCAACGGACGCAACGTGGGGTCAAGACTGGCTTGGAAACCTAATGCCCGGTGGATGGTGCTATACCAATCGTGGCGTATTAGAGCCGATGAATGGAACAACTTACTGGGAAGATGCAAGGAAAACTACAGATCCTCTCAATTCGGTTGATAGGACAAGTGCTACAACGATACATGAAAATTGGATGCCGTTTTGTACTCCAATAACAGCCTACAATTCTTCTGGCACATCTCAAGGCACCTTTGACGGGCTTGCGTTTATGATATTCTGGAATCTTGCAGCAGTCAAAGACCCACGCTACCCACCAGACGATGCTGTCGATCAAGTAACGATTCCAGTTCCGAAACTAAGCCCATTCAAACAGCTCCTTAGCTTTGAGGTTTGGATTTACATGACCGCTAACCCAACGACTGCTGGGTCGTTTAAGTCGCCTCGAATTGCTCGCGTTCGGTATTGGACCTATACTCGCACGCGAGGAGATGGCAATTCGCCGTTTGATCCGTATTTGTTTTTCAATGCCTCGGTTGGACCTACGGCATCACTAATGATTCCGATCACCTTTCAGCTATTAGACAACGCCAACAACCCAACGCATCTTGCTACAAAGACTCAGTATCTGGCGTTGTCAGGTCTTAAGTTTGCGGTAGGTGCTTAATGCCAACAATGACTGCTGCTAAGGGCACGTTTATTGTAAACGGTCAAGCCGTCCAATTTCTTAGACGATTTCTAGTTGCGCGGGACATATGCGCAATTGCTCCAGCATACAGCACTCCCGTTACGTTTGATTGCTCGCTTGCTTGCACGGCTATTGGTTGGCCGATGCAATTGGGCGTATTGACGATGAACTTTTATACCGACGATCCTCTATGCCCATCAGCAGGTGTGCATTCGTCGCTATATATTCCCGGCCAGATTCTCGTTCCACTCGCCTGTATTCCCGGTAACCCATCTCCTGAAGGCATATGGCAAGGCCGAGCGTTTTTCTCGTCAGTACTAATTCCCGGGCCGCCTCAATACGGCATGTCGTTTCGATTCCAAGCCGTCATGACTGTAGAACTGGATGCCAGCGTCACTGTGTCTGTGACTATGGAAAGGCTTGTACCCAACGCTGAGTTTAGCCCGCCTCCGTCAGACGGTTCAAATGTCTACGTTACTTGCGCAACGTGGTCGCAAAACCTAGTGCGATATCTAGCACCGGGAGCAGATCCACTCGCGCGCAATATCAATTGGACTATGACTAATTCGGCTTCAGTTGCTGTAGTTCCGAGCGGCACTTATTGTCAAACAGACATTCATTCAGCGACCATGAGTGTAGTGCTTATCCCGTTCAAGCTGGGTTGCAATGGCATGGCTGATAATGTTACGCCAGCTGACTGCTCATTAGACACCGGATATCGGACCTATTCGTGTATGGCTTTGCTAGTAGAGCCAATTACGGCAAACGCTTGGCCAGCTCAATGGATACAAATGGGCACGAATAAACCTCTGGACTATCGGTGCTTCAATGGCACCAATTCCAGAACAGTCTCGCCAGTTGCGGCTGCAAGTTTGACTCCCTCGCCAGCGTATCCGCCTGTAGCAGACCTATTGAATTGCGGCTGCTCGGGAGAAGATCCAGTTAATGGAGATAAGCAGCAAATACAGTTTGGATCTGCGGCTGGATACGAGGTCGTCTTAAAGTCAGTAGATAAAGGCGACCCTTGTCTAGCCATTAGAGTTTCGGGTGCTAGCAATCCATGGACCGTTGATACATCTTACAACGTAGACGCAACAATAC